AAAAACAAATAAAAGATAAACAAAGTATATTTATTTTTATTAACTATATATAATTATACATAACTCCCCCACGTTTGTCAAGTCTTTTTTTATATTTTTATTATTTAGCCTGTTATTTTGGTGCATATATGGGGGTGGGGTATATATATATAATACACAGACTATTTTTTTTTGGGTGGGGTGTGACATTTTTACAACATTGTCAAAATTCCAACAGTAAATGATACCTTATGAGAACAAAATGAGAACATTTTATTTGTCAAGTAAGTAATTTAACAATGTGGCATTATTACAACAGTTATTATAATTACATAAGTTTATAAAAATATATCATTTAATTATAAATAGCGTGTTTTGATTATAGAATTTATTTATTATTTAATGATAGTAATTATTAGATATTAACTAATAATTATAATTAATAATTATATAAAAACGAATCACTTAAACAGTTTTTAAAAAATACATATAAAAAATAAATGTAATAAAAACAATAACTTACATATATCGAATTGACAATATTATAAAAATAGATTAAAAAATTAATATTATTTTTAAAAATTAAATAGGAGTAAATAAAAATGATAAACAAAAAAGATAAACAAAATATTATTAATAAAGAAAAAGATAATATTATGATTGATAAAGATTTTATTGAAAATGATATTATTGAAAGCAAAGTAAATATTAATAATATAAAAGATAATATTAATAATAATAATATTAGTAACATAATTAATAATATATAGGAGTATATAAAAATGATAACAGATAAACAAAATAATTTTTTATTTAATAACTTTAAAGAAAAAATTGAATTAACATTAAAAGAAAAAAATTATATTTTAGAATTATTAAAAATAAATTATAATGAAGTTTTAAAAGATGATAAAATTAATTTTAAAGAGTTTAAAGATGATATTAAATATAATAATAATGAGCATTATAAATTAATAGATGATTTAATTTATAAATTAGATACATTAGATTTATTAGATATAAGTGAGCAATATTATAAATAATATATAGGAGTATATAAAATAGCTATTGATTTTTTAATTGATAGCTATTATAATATATAATTAATTATAAAAGGATAAAACAAAATGAAATTAAATAAAAATGATATAGCAATAAAAAATAATACTACTAAATATATTAATAATATTATTGATGATGTAGAAAAACCATATATTTATAGAAATAAAAAATATAATAGTTATCCATTTTCTATAATTAAAAAAAGCACGAATAAAAAATTAGGTAAAAAAGTTTTAAAAGGAAATAAAAAAGACTTTAAAATGTATACATTAACATTAATAGAACGTTCTACTTGTACTGATGAATGTGAGCATTATTTAACTTGCTATGGGAATAATATGATGTATGGAATACGTTTTAATCCATATAATAAAAACTTTTTAATACGTTTAGAAAATGATATAAAAACAATAGCAAATGAACCTAAAAACAAAAAAGGTTTTTTATTGCGTTTGCACGTGTTAGGAGATTTCTATAGTGTTGATTATGTTTTATTTTGGAAACGTATGTTACAATTATATCCTAATTTACATATATATGGATATACTAGAAACCATAATAATAGTAAGTATCTAGATAAAAGAAATATTGCAAATGAAATAATAAAATTAAATACTTTATTTAGTACAAGATTTTATATTAGATTTAGTAATAAATTAGATATAGAAGAGTCTGCCAATTCAATAGAATTAGGAAAAAAAGGTATAATCTGCCTTGCTCAAGTAGATGAAAAGAAAACTTGTGCTACTTGTACATTATGTTGGACTAGTAAAAAACCAATTAACTTTATTACTCATTAATTAATTTCATAAATTCCCAATAAAAGCTAGTATTATTAATTTATTACTAGCTTTTTTTATATCTATTATACAATTTAAAAGCTTTTTAAAGCTCATAGAGTGCCATTAAATAATATTATGATACTATCTAACATAAAATAAAATTAAGTTAATCAGCAAGTCTTAAAATAGTTTTTATATTATAGGAAAAACTTATAATAGATATAGGTTGTAATTATAATATATGTTGCTATAATGTATATTAATAATATATAAATAAAAACACTTAATGAGAATATTTATTTTATTATTTTAATAAAACATAAAACATCTATTGAAGACATTTAAATTATATATTATTATTTTTTCATTTTATAGTTAAACTCCTGATTGAGAGTGTCAAAAATAATGGCACTCTCTTTTTTTATGTGACCTTTATGCAACAGGTGTGATATATTTATCACTATAGAAAAAACTAATAAGCATTATAAGAAAAACTTATATAGCCATATGGTAGCCATAGAGTACATATAAATATAAAATAGATAGTAAGATATATAAAAAAATAAACTGAAGCATTTAAACAGGTCATAGGAAAAACTAATAAGCATTATAGATTGACACTCTATAGTGTGACATAAATACAACATAAAAAAATTATTTATATTTTACTATTGACAATAAAAAAATAATCTATAATATATATATTAAGTTTTTATTAATTATTAAATGGAGTTTATATATGTCACATATTATAAGAATAAGAAAAACAAAATATAAAGCTAATCCTATTATAACAATAGGAGATAAAAAATATATTGAAGTATCAGAAACAAAAGAAAAACAATTAAGAATAGACATAAATAATTTAGTTGTTTATCCTAATAAGAAAGTTGATTTAGTAGACAATGCTATAATAGACTTACAAGGTACAGAGATTAGAGCAGACCATACTAATTTACAGATAAATCAACATAGAAAAAGTAAAACTATTAAGCCAAAAGAAACGCATATAAGTTTATTAAATAGAGATTAAAACTAATTGGTGCTATTGAATTAATTTTTAATAGCACCATTCAACAAAAGGAGAATAGAACTATGACTAAACTAGGATTTATTGTTTTTACTATGGGAGTAATGTTTTTTTTATCAGCTATGATGATAGATACTTTTGATAACTTACTGCTATACTTTGACCATTTAATAAAAGCATTAACAGATAAAGAATATTTTTTAAGTAATATTGAAGGAACATTCAGAGTTATGCTATGGTTTTTTATGATGTGGATAGGTTTCTTAATATCTGTAGCAGGTTTATTAATGATGAGATTAATTAGTTGGAAGTAATAGGAAAATCCTATAGCAGATATAGATTGAAATTATAATAGGTGTGTAGTATATATTGTTATATTAAATATAACAAAGGAGAATTAAAATGAATTGGGAATGGGATAAAGAAACACAAAAACAATTTGAAGAAATGCAAGAGAAGTGTAGAGAATTTTCTCAAGTAGTAGAAAAGTTTAGAGATGATGTCACTAGAAATAGAGATGATATGCAGACTGAAGATAGTGCAGTAAGTAAGTTTGAGCATCAAGTAGATATGATGGCAGAAAACTTTAGAAGAATGAAACATAATTGTTTCTAAAGATATAAGTGCTATAGGAAAAACTTATAGCACTTATAGGTAGACAAAAATAAAATAGTATGTTATATAAGAATATATTAAATATAAATGAAAGGAAAAATAAAATGGTAAGAAACAATTTAGATTTAGCTATGCTAATAACTGATGCAATTTTAAATGAATTTGAAAAGAATGGTAAATGTAATATACCATTAGACGAATCAAAAGATTCCAAACCATATGCTTGGGATTTGCAAGATGTAATTCAAACTGAATTAGAAAAGATTGCTGAAGGAGATAATATAAATGATAATACTAAATCAATAGGAGAATAAATATGGCATACAAAGAAGTAACAGAAACAACAGTAACTTATCCAGACCTAGACGAGCAGGACAAACAAGACTTACGAGATAATCCTAAAAGTTTTAGAGTTTTTATAGTTAAAGAAGTTACTGAAGAGTTTGTTGTTCAAGCTTATAATCAAGAGGAAGCTGAAGATATAGCAAAAAACAAAGCAGAAAGTTATAGTAAACCAGATGGTTCAGAAGTAGAAGATATAACTGTTGATTGTACTGAACTTGATAGACAAACATATCAAGATGATGAGATAGAATTTTTATTAGAGGAGGTATTATAATGTCACATAGTGGTAACGAACAAAGAAAAGAACAAGCATTTGAACAAATGGTTGAAGACAATATGAAGCAAGGTATGACTAAAGAGCAAGCAGTAGCTAGAGCAGAACATTTTGTAGAAAAGAATAAAGATTTTTGGATAGGAGATAGTGACTAATGAGTAAAGAAAAAGAATTAAAAGAAAGGTTAATTAAATTAGATGATGAATACGAATGTAGTATTGCATCAAGAGAGCAAAGAGAACCTGAAGAAATATCTGATGATGCTTTTAAAGTTATCAATAAATTAATTGCTGATAAAAATATTACAGATATAAATAATGAAGAAGATGCTCACGATTATGTAGATTGGTATAAAGGAAGATATTAAAATTAATGGAGAGAAATTATAAAGGAGAAAACAAATGGATAGAAAAGATTTTATACAGTTTAGAACATACATAACTCAAGCTAGGAAAGTATATACTTATGTAAATATGCATCAAGAAGGTCAAGAAGGTGAGTATGTTAAGGTATCTAAAAAAGATTTGATAGATAGGTTAGATGATATTTATATTCAGAACGAAAAGAATATAAAAGATTATGGAGATGGTGCAGTAGTAAGAGAGATTGATTTTAATAAGTTTACTTTTGTTACTAAAGATTTTAAAAAGTTTTGGTTTGATACAAAATGGTTAGGAAGACCTGAAGAAGTATGGATAGATTAAGAAAAATAAATCCTATTGCAAAGTTATTGAGAACTTCTTTGTTTAGAAAAAGAGTAACAAAGAATAAGAAGAAGTATACAAGGAAAGAAAAACATAAAGATGTGGTTTGTTGAGGGTTGCCCTAGTTCTTCCACTAAAAAAAGGAACTAAATTGCGAGTAATGTTTTTGGTAGTTTTTAGACTCTAAAAGAAAAAACTACCACATAATATGGAGAGAAACAAATGAAGCTACGACAACACCAGATAACTAGAGTAGAGCAGATATTAAGTGACCTTGAGAGAAAGGTAGAGGAGATGGAGCAACAAGATTATATTACATATGATTTAGGTAAAGACCTAGAGAATATTTTATTTATGCTTGATAAAATAAGAGAGGAGATTGAGAATGAGTAAGAGATATATGTCAACAATAACTGTAACTTGGGAAGGTAATATGCTTGAAGTTAAAAATAAAGAAGAATATATTAAACAATTAAAGCAAGGATTTCTTGAAGAATATGGTATACTTTTAAGTGATAACAACATAACAAATGTGGAGTTAAAAAATGAGTAAGAACCTAACAACTAAAGAACATTGGGAACTGCATCAAAGCCTATGGCATATGATAGGTTGTGATATGGAACTCAAGTATAGAGATAGAAATAATGTTGTATATGTTGACAAGAAAGAAAATATACAGTACACTTATTCAGCATTAGGAATTATACAGGAGAAAAAATTATGAGTAAAAAGAAACCTACTTGGGTATACATCTATGGAGATGAGTGCCAAGATATATGGGAGCATTTTGGATTTCCTTTTCCTAATCCAAATGATAGAATGAAACTAAAGTTTGTTAAGTATGAAACAAAGGAGAATAAAGATGGCTAAATATACATTGTATGCAAAGAAAGTGTATTACTATCGTAAAGATATTAATGCTCAAGATAGAAAGAGTGCAGAGAAAAGAGGTGCTGACTATGAAGCAGACGATAATCCAGAAAGATTGTTTGAACCTTCAGGTACTGAGTTTTACATAACAAGTATAGAGGAGAGTGATGATGAGTGATAAAGAAAAGTATGAAGAACTATGTGAAGCATTAGTAGGTATAGATGCTACTGAAAGATATACTCACGAAGATATACTTTCATATGTTTATAACTTAAAAGATACAGAGGAGAAATTTTATGACAACAAAAAGTAAACCAACAATAGATGCAGTAACATTAAATTTAGTTAATAAACTAAAGCAGATAGATGATACAATGAATGAAGGTGCTTGGGAATACATACATCTAGGAGATATATTAAGATTACAAGATGCTTTTCATAAAGCTATTAGACACTATGACCTAAAGAAAGAAGGTGGTATACACGACTATGGAGCAGACAAAGGTAAGTACCAACAGTTCTGGCATAGTGATTATGTATGTCATACAGACCCAAAAGCATTTGACCCAAGCAAAGTAGAGGAGGAAGATGATGAGTAAATATACATATGAATATGAGGTTAAAAAATTAAATAAATATACTATAGAGTGTGATAGAAAACTTACGATTGGTGAAGTAAATTTTGTTATGTTTGAAGTCCAAACAAAAACAGATTTAAAAATAGAAGAAATGACATATAAAATTCCACTAGAAGATGGTACTATTGCACTTATTACTTATGCCCCTATTTTGTATGGTGGTGATATAACAACAGGAAAGGAAAATTTATTAGAGGAGAATGATGATGAGTGAATATAAATATACATATAAATTTAGTGAGCAGACAGTAGACACTAGATACTACAAGGTAGAATCTAATACGAAACTTACCAAGAGTGAGATGCAAGATTTAGCTTGGTCAGTAGAGCAGACAGAAGGAGAAACCTTTAAATGTAATGAAGGTAAAGCTACCTTTGAAGGTACTGAAATTGGAGATGATGCACAGTATAAAATGGAAGAAGGAGAAGAGGATTTAGCAGATGATTAAATATATTATATACACACAACACTCTTGTAACTTTTGTAACAAAGCAAAAGATTTATTACGAGAAGCAGGCGAACATTTTGAAGAACGATTATTAGATACACCTGCAAAGCTAAAAAGATTTAAAGATGCAGGACACACAACTGTACCACAAATCTTTCTACATATAGGTGGGTTTAATGAACTAGAAGAATTTATGTTTCCAGAAGATATAGAGTTTGACCCAGATATAAAACTTGTAGAGGAAACAAAACCTACTGCAAAGGTATTACCTTTTAAGATAGGTGCTATCTCTGGAGATATAGAGAAAGATAAATGAAATACAAAATAGAAATGGAGATTGATTTTAATAAAAGACCTACAAAAAAAGATGTATTAAACAAACTGTTTGATATGTTAAGAGACAACAAAGTTGAATACAAATTACATAAGTATAACAATAACTTATGGGAACAAATTAAAAGGAGTATTAAGAATGATAAACATAAATAAAGAAATGGTACAAATATTATTAAGTATTTTAATATGGTATTTACTATGTTTTATTGTGCCTTACATAGGGTATTGACTATATGGAAAATGTAATGTATAATAAAACTAATGTGAAAAAACAAATGTTTGTTATAGCTATGCCATATCCTAAAAATAAAAAATTACCAGATATTTTAGAGGAAGAAGATGGTCAGGTAATGTATTTTAAAAAAGAGAAAGATGCTATAACTTTTTTACAGAACTTATATGATGAAAGAAACATTCATATACAAGCATTGATAGATGATAATATAAAAATTATGAGGGTACAATGACTGAAGATATTTATGAAAAAACTTTAGCAGAAAAAGAAAAAGAAGTACACATATTAAGAGTTAGAGTAAAAGAATTAGTAGAAGAAGTTAGTGTATTAAAAACAGAACTTAAACAATATAAGAGAGTACAAAGTGATTTTGGATATGATTTAGTTGTAGAAAATCCAGATGCAGAGCATATAAAAAATGAGTAGAGATAGAGAAAGAAGACTAAAAGCTACAGGAAAATGGTTTAAAAAATCTAGTGTAAAAAACTTATGGGCAAACCACATATTCCCTATACTTTTAATTGTAAGCTTTACTTTTTATTTGTTTACTTTATAAGAAAGAGAAAAAAATGAATTTATTAGAACAAGAAATAAAAGAACTAATTAAAGAAAGATATTATGAGTACCTTGAAGAAGGTTATGAATCTTTTGAAGCTATGGAATTAGCAAAGAGAGATATATATGAAACAAAAGAAGTAGAGATACATACTTATAATAAAATATATGATAGTTCTTTTGAAGTTGACTAACAGTATTAAATAATATATAATAAAAATTTTAATGGGGAAATTATGGAAAAAAAATGGCTAGACAGGGGTGCTTGTCCTAAATGTGGGTCAAGTGATGGGAATGTTAAACATTCTGAAGGGTACAGTTATTGTTTTTCCTGCAACACTAGATTTGGAGAGCAAATGGAACACGAAAAAGTAATACCTATACCTACTGAAAGTAATATAAAAACTGTAGGTGTAACAGGTGCATTAACTGAAAGAAATATTAGTAAGGAAACTGCACAAAAGTATCACACACAAGTTAAAGCAAATGGTAGTATGAATACACATCATATCTATAAATATTTTGATAGTGGTGGAAACAATATTGGTAATAAGATTAGAGATGTAGCTACAAAGAATATGTGGGTAGAAGGTAATGTAACTGATGCATTATTGTTTGGACAAGATTTATTTACAGGTGGTGGTAAGTATGTAACTATTACTGAAGGAGAGGTAGATGCTATGTCTGCCTATGAATTATTAGGTAGTAAGTGGGCTTGTGTATCTATTAAGACAGGAGCAGGTTCTGCTGTACGAGATTGTAGAAAAGCATTTGAATATTTAGATAGCTTTCAAAATATAGTCATATCATTTGATATGGATAAACAAGGGCAAGAAGCTAGTGAGAAAGTAGCACAGTTGTTTAGTCCAAACAAATGTAAAATTATGAATATGGAATTTAAAGATGCAAATGAATATCTAAAGATGGGTAAGAGAGAAAAGTTCTCACAAGCTTGGTGGAACGCACAACCATTTACTCCTGCAGGAATTACAAATCTTCGAGATTTAGGAGATGCTTTATATACAGAAGAGTATTGTGAAACAGTACCATATCCTTGGGGTAAGATGAATGAAAAGACTTATGGTATGAGAACAGGTGAGTTAATTACATTTACATCTGGTGCAGGTATGGGTAAGTCTTCTATTATGAGAGAACTTATGCACCATTTACTCAAGAATACAAATCATAATATAGGTATACTTGCATTAGAAGAGAGTATTAAAAATACTGCATTTAATATTATGTCAGTAGAAGCTAATGCTAGATTATATATCAAAGAGATTAGAGATAATTGTTTTAGTAGAGAACAATTACAAGAATATCAAAAGAATACAGTTGGCTCTGGTAGGTTCTTTGCCTTTGACCATTTTGGTTCTATTGATAATGACGAGATACTATCACGAGTAAGATATATGGCTCAAGCATTAGAATGTAAGTGGATATTTATTGACCACTTATCTATACTTGTATCAGGTCAGGAAGATGGAGATGAAAGAAAATCTATTGATGTATTAATGACCAAGCTACGAAGTCTTGTAGAACAAACAAATATTGGTATGTTATTAGTATCACATCTACGAAGACCTTCAGGTGATGCAGGACACGAGAATGGTAAAGAAATTACACTTTCACATTTACGAGGTAGTGCGAGTATTGCTCATCTATCTGATGGTGTGATTGGATTAGAAAGAAATCAACAAGATGATGACGAAGTTAAATCTAATACTACAACGATTCGTATATTAAAGAATAGATATACAGGAGATACAGGTATAGCTACACATCTACATTATAATAAAGAAACAGGTCGTATGAAAGAGATTGACAATCCTTACGAAGTAGATTATAATGCAGAGAATACAGAGGAGGTACCATTCTAATGAAGTGTTACAACTGTCAAACAGAACTTATATGGGGTGGAGACCATGATTGTGAAGATAATGAGGAACATGCTATTGTTACAAACTTATCTTGTCCTAATTGTGGTGCTTTTCATTTAGTGTATTGGGGAGATAAAGATAAACAAGAAGATGACCCAGAGATGTGGAAACACTTTTGTGAAGTAGAAGAAAGTGAAATGGAAATAGGTAAAGGAGAAGCATGTAATTGGTGTGGAGAGGAAGAACATGAAAGTCGTACTTGATATAGAAACAGATACCATAGATGCTACAGTAGTAAATTGTATTGTTGCAAAAGATATAGATACAAATGTATCAACAGTATTTGACCCAGATAATATGCATGTATTTAAAAGTTGGTCTAAAGATATTGATAAATATATAATGCACAATGGTTTATCATTTGATGCACCTATTTTAAATAGATTATTAGGTGTAGAAATTAAACCTGCACAAGTAACAGATACATTAATATTGTCTCAAATGTTTAATCCCTTACGAGAAGGTGGTCATGGATTAAGAGCATGGGGAGACAGATTTAATTTTCCTAAAGGAGAGATAGATTCTTTTGGTAAATATACAGAGGAATTAAGAAGATACTGTATGCAAGATGTAGATATAACACATAAGTTGTATAATTATTTAAAAAAAGAAGGGCAAGGTTTTTCCAAATCTTCTATTGATTTAGAACACCAAGTAAGAGTTATTATAGACCAACAAGAAAAGAATGGTTTTTATCTTGATGTAAAAAAAGCTATGTGTTTACACAATACTTTACTAGATGAAGCTAATGAGTTAGAGAAGTGGGGTCGTATAAGATTTGACCCAACAAGAAAAGATTTAAAAACAAAAACAAAATACATACCTTTTAATATAGGTTCAAGACAGCAGATAGCTGACAGACTTATGGATATAGGTTGGAAACCTAAAAAACATACAGATAAAGGTAATGTAATTGTTAATGAAGAAGTATTAGATAATATTAATTTACCAGAAGCTAAAAAGATTTCTAGGTACTTGTTGCTTCAGAAAAGAATAGCACAAATTAAGTCATGGATAAATGCTTGTGATGATACAGATGGTAGAGTACATGGTAGAGTTCTTACTCTCAAAACTGTAACAGGTCGTATGGCACATCACAGTCCTAACATGGCTCAAATTCCTGCTGTTCGTTCTCCCTATGGAAAAGAGTGTAGAGATTGTTGGACAGTTGAAAATCCCTACACTCACTCCATTGTAGGCACAGATGCTAGTGGATTAGAATTAAGATGTTTAGCACATTTAATGAATGATACTAATTTTACTGAAGAAGTTTTGAATGGAGATATACATACTGCTAATATGAGAATGGCAGGTATATCAGATAGAGACCAAGCTAAAACATTTATATATGCTTTTATGTATGGTGCAGGTGCTAGTAAGATAGGTCAGATAGTAGGTAAAGGTGCAAAAGAAGGACAAGAATTAATGAATAGATTTTTATCTAATATGCCTGCACTTAAAAGAGTTCGAGATAGTGTAACAAATTCAGCATCAAAAGGTAAGATAAGAGGTATTGATGGTAGATTACTCCATGTGCGTTCTCCACATAGTGCATTAAATACTTTACTACAAGGAGCAGGTGCAGTTGTTTGTAAGCTATGGTTAATTAATATGAATAAAAGAATACAAGCATCTGGAGTAGATGCTAAATTAGTTGCTTCAATACATGATGAATATCAATATGAAGTTTCTAAAAAAGATGTACAGAAATTTGGTAGTATTACCAAAGATGCAATGAAGGAAACAGAACAACAGTTGCAAATGAAATGTCCACTAGACAATGAATGGAAGGAAGGTATGACATGGGCACAAACACATTAGTCAAAGAATTTGTGGGTAGAAAAGACCACAAAGATTATATTAAACGTGGTACTGCAGTAGAAAATTTACTTGTAGAAGAAGGTTTACGAAGGGGATATATTGTAAAATCTTCTTCAGAGAAACAAAATATGTATGACCACATTGATTTAATTTTAACGAAAGGAGATAAAAAATTTACAGTAGATGTAAAAGCTAGAAGAACAGGAACAGATAAGTCAAAGGGATTTGATGACTTATGGACTGTAGTGGAGTTCAAAAATACTATGGGTGATTCAGGTTGGTTATATAGCAAATCTGATTATATTGTTTTTGAACGTAAAGAAGACTTTGTATTTGCAGATACAACACAGCTTAGAAATATGTGTGAAGATATTGTAGATGTAACAAAGAGAGTAGCATCATTTAGAAATGCAAATTATAAAGTTTGGGGTAGAAGTTATCAAGGTAAAAAAGATTTAATATCAAGAATAGAAATGTGTAAGATTATTGAGTTAGATAAAACATTTATTTGGTTAAAAAAGTCTTGACAAAAATGTATAACTCTGCTATAATTTTAATTTTGAAAGGAAAATAATATGAGTGTATTAAAAGGAAATGCTTATTGGGCGAGCATAACAAGCCCTAACACAACATTTGATTCTGATGGTGTGTGGACTATTGATGTAGGTAATCTTGATGCAAAGAATAAAAAGATTGCTCAAGAAGATGGTCTTAATGTTAAGAATAAAAATGATGACAGAGGAGACTTTGTTACCATTAAAAGAAAAGTTAAGAACAAACGTGGCGATTTAAACAAATCACCAGAAGTTGTAGATGCACAAAAGAGAGTCATGATTAATACTTTAATTGGTAATGGTTCAGAAGTTAATGTGTTGTACTCTACATATGATTGGGAGTTTGGTGGTAAGTCTGGAGTGTCTGCTGATTTAAGAGCAGTACAGGTTACTAACTTAATACCTTACAATGCAGATGCAGATGCAGATGATGCATTTGATGTTGTGCCTGATGGTTTTGTGTCTAACGAAGCAGAAGAAGGTGTAAAGTTTGCTTCTTAATTAAGAAAGGATAATGGGGAGTTCTGGCAAAAACCAACATACAGTAATCAGCTTGGTCTCCCCATTTTTAATTATATGAAAACAATAGACACATTAGTAGAAGATATATATAATTTATTTGACCCTATGGTTACAAATACTATAGACGAAAAAGAATTAGATAAACACTTAAAAGAATTTACAAAGAACGTAACTAATAATATTAAGACTGTTCTAAATGAACAACCTAGAAAGCAAAGAAGATTATCTTTATCTTCTATAGGTAAACCTACCAGACAGTTATGGTATGATAGACATTCTAGTTCAGAAGCAAGACCTATATCTTCATCTACTAGAATTAAGTTTTTATATGGTCATATACTTGAGGACTTACTTATACTATTGTCTAGAGCATCTGGTCATACAGTTACAGAAGAACAAAAGCAAGTAGATGTAGAAGGTATTAAAGGACATCAAGATTGTAAGATAGATGGTGAATTAGTTGACTGTAAAAGTGCTAGTGGTTTTGCATTTAAAAAGTTTGCTAATAATAGACTAGCTGATGATGACCCTTTTGGATATATAGCACAAATATCTGCATACTCTGAAGGTAATGGTGTCAAAGAAGCTTACTTTTTAGCAATAGATAAACAACATGGTAACATTGCACTAACAAGAGTGCATGATATGGAGATGATAAATGCAAAAGAAAGAGTACAGTATCTCAAAGGTGCTTTGGAATCTAAAACAGTTCCTGATAGATGTTATAGTGATATTCCTGAAGGTAGTTCTGGGAATAGGAAGCTTGCTATTGGTTGTGTTTTTTGTCCTCATAAAAGAGAGTGTTGGTCTGATGCTAACAATGGTCAAGGACTTCGTGCTTTTAAGTATGAAAAAGGTACGACATATCTTACACAAGTTTATAAAGAACCTAGAGTAGAGGAAATATTAGAATGGTAAATAATCATTGGATATTTTATAAAAGTGATAAACCTTTTATTCCTAATGCAGATAAGTTTGGTTTTGTTTATATAATAACTAATACTAAAATAAAAAAAGCTTATGTAGGTTGTAAACAATATTATATAGGTAAGTCTAAAAAACAATCTAAATGGCAAACATATATAGGTTCTTCTAAATATTTAAAAGAAGATATTAAAAAAATAGGGAAGAAACATTTTACTTTTGAAGTAATAGCAGAGTATAAAAACAAAAGAAGTTTACGTTATTATGAAATGTATTATCAAGTAAAATGGAATGTTCTTACTGCCACTATAGAGGGTAGTGATGAAAGAGCATATTATAATTCTTATGTTGGTGGTAAATTTTTTCCTCCTATTGAGTTGTATCAAGACCCAGACTATAAAGAAATGATGCGTAAAAAAGTATATGATAATGTTAAAGTTCTAGATAAAAAAAGAAAATCAGCTTTAAAAAGAGAAGAGAATATTGAATATAAAAAAAAGATGAGAGAGAATAACTATGATAATCTTGAAGTTAAAAAAAAGTTACGTGACAAAAATTTAGGAGAAAAAAGTTCTAGTGCACTTGGACCTCATAAATTAACTTTTGAAGATGGTCGTTTAATAGTTGTTCCTAATTTAGCTAGATGGGCAATGGACAGTAATAAATACGATTGGGCACAATTATTTCATTTAAAAAGGGGTTATAAAATACAGGGTGGAAAAAAAGTTAGAATATTAAAATGTAAAGATATAATAAAAGTAGAGGAATTAAATGATTCAAGAAATATTTAAACCATTAATGTTTATAAAAGATAATAAATGGATTAGAGCACCAGGTTATGAAATAAGTAATTATGGAAATTTAAAAAGTTTAAAGACTAATAGAATAATGAAGAAGAGTTATGAAAGAACACAAAGAGGAAAAAGAGATGGCAAAGGTTATATTAAATATCAAATAAGTTTAGATGGTCATGTAAACAATCAAGCGAAAAGTAAAAAAAATGTTAGTATTAGAGAACATAGAATGGTTGCTTTAAACTTTGTACCTTTTAATTTGTTTGATAGATATTTATGGTGGTCTAATATTCCTCCTGATTTTCAATTAAGATTTGGAATATTAACTCACCAAGTAAATCATATAGATGGAGATATATGGAATAACAGAGTAGATAATTTAGAGTGGGTTACACCACAACAAAATACTAAACATGCCTATGCTAATTTTGATAGAGAACATCATTCAAAAATTTGTGCACCTTTTAACAAAAGAAAAGTATTAGAAGGAATACATAGAGGTAAAAATAATCCTATGTATAAACATGGAAAAAAAACACGACCACTAAATTAACAAAGGAAAAAACATGGCAATAAAAACACATATATTAGAAGCAGTTATGTCTCACTATACAGCAGAAAGAGATAAAGCTTTAGCAAATATTAAGATACATCTTAACAATCCTGTAGGTGTAGGTGAACATCCTAAGATTGTAGAAGATGTTATTGAATTAGTACATAAAGCATCTGAAGCAAAAGATGCAATAGAAATGTTGACGCATATAGTAAATGACGAAAAAGACCATTGACATTTTTTTAGATGTAGAGTATAATAAAAAAGAATCAGCAGAACGAGGTTTGTTTTTATCTGTTATTTTACAAGCATTATTAGATGCAACTAATAATAAAAGTAAAGTACATAAAGATAGAGCCATAGCATGGTTCTTTTGTAGTGTTGGTGTTACGTGTGATAACTTTGAGCAAATATGTGAGCATGCAGGATTAAGTCCTACATACACAAGAAGTTTTGCATACAAAGTTATTCACTCACCAGACTTAAAATATGTTAGACAAAGAATAAAAAAGATACTATAATATGGAATTTAATTTATTAACATGCTTTATAATAGGAATAATATTAGGTATGTTTATTGTTTTAATAGCATACTTTTTAACAAAATTATAGGAGAGGATTATGGGATTAATGGATGAAGCAATTAAAGATACTATAAAAGATACAAAAGATTTTAAGAAAACAGATTTAAAAAGATTAGCTACAAGAAATAAACAAATAGGTGGTAATCATTATAAAAATTTAAGTATACAACCAGTAGATTATATTGTAGAAAATAACTTAACTTATCTTGAAGGTAATATAATTAAATATATTACAAGACATAGAAGAAAAGGTGATGGAAAAAAAGATATAGAAAAAGTAATACACTATGCTGAAATGATATTGGAGATGGAATATGGGGAATAACTATTTACCAACAGAATATCAGACGTTTATCCATGCGTCTAGATATGCACGTTGGTTACCTGATGAAGGTAGAAGAGAGACATGGATAGAAACAGTATCTAGGTTTAGTAATTTTATGCAAGGTCATTTAGATAAAAATTTAGGTGTAGTATTAGATAGTGAAGTATGGAGAAGAATAGAAGATAGTATTATAGGGTTATCTGTTATGCCATCTATGAGAGCATTAATGACAGCAGGTCCTGCATTAGAAAGAGAAAACATAGCAGGATATAATTGTTCTTATATACCTATTGATAATCCAAAAGCATTTGATGAAGTATTATATATACTTATGAATGGTACAGGTGTAGGTTTTTCTGTTGAAAGACAGTACATAGATAAGTTACCTACTATACCAGATAGAGAGTTTGAAAAGACAGATGATGTTGTTTCTGTTAATGATTCTAAAGAAGGTTGGGCAAGAGCATTTAAGGATTTAATATCTTATCTTTATACAAATAGAATACCAAAGATAGATGTAACTAAAGTTAGACCTGCAGGTGCTAGATTAAAAACATTTGGTGGTCGAGCAAGTGGTCCTCAACCTTTAGTTAATCTATTTGATTTTACAGTTGAAAAGTTTAAAGGTGCTAAAGGTAGAAAGTTATCTTCTATGGAAGCTCACGATATAGTTTGTAAGACAGGTGAGGTTGTAGTGGTAGGTGGTGTGCGTAGGTCAGCTCTTATATCTCTGTCTAACTTATCAGACCAGAGATTAAGAGTTGCCAAGTCTGGTGCATGGTGGGAGACTAATCCAGAGAGAGCATTAGCTAATAACTCTGTAGCTTACACAGAGAAACCAGATGCAGGTATCTTTATGAAAGAATGGTTAGCATTATATGAAAGTAAATCTGGTGAACGTGGTATCTTTAATAGAAAGTCTGCTCAAGAAAAAGCTAGAGAGAATGGTAGACGTAATGGTGATTGGGACTTTGGTACTAATCCTTGTAGTGAAATTATATTAAGACCTAATCAGTTTTGTAATCTTACAGAAGTAGTAGTAAGACCATTGGATACAGAGGAGTCATTACATAATAAGATAGAAGTAGCTACAATACTAGGTACAATACAAGCTACACTTACAGACTTTGGTTACTTGCGTAAAAGATGGCAAACAAATACAGAAGAAGAAAGATTACTTGGTGTATCTCTTACAGGAATTATGGATAATAGTCTACTATCTAGAATGAGAACAGCATTACCAGATGTGTTAAATAAGATGAGATACAAAGCTGTATTAACAAATGAAGAATGGTCAAAGAAACTAGGTATACCACAATCAACAGCTATTACATGTGTCAAACCTTCTGGCACAGTTAGTCAATTAGTTGACTCTGCTAGTGGTATTCATGCTAGACATAATCCATATTATATTAGAACAGTTAGAGGAGATAAGAAAGACCCATTAACACAGTTTATGGCAGACCAAAGCATACCTTGTGAAGATGATGTTATGCAACCTAATAACTCTGTCTTTTCTTTTCCTATGAAAGCAGACTCTAGTGCTATCTTTCGATATACTATGACTGCTATTGAACAGTTAGAGATATGGAAGTGTTATGCACAACATTGGTGTGAACATAAACCATCAGTAACTATATCTGTTAAAGAACACGAATGGATTAATGTAGGTAACTGGTGTTGGGATAACTTTGATACACTATCTGGTATATCTTTTTTACCCTTTTCTGACCATACATATCAGCAAGCACCTTATCAAGATATAGATGAAGTACAATACAATGAATTACAATCAAAGATGCCTAAAGATATTAACTGGAATAAATTACAAGAGTATGAAACAGAAGATAATACAAGAGGTTCACAGGAGTTAGCATGCAAAAGTGGGTCGTGTGAATTGGTGGATATATAATGACTAATAAAAATTTAAAAGAAAATATTATAGATGTACTACAAAAAGTATATGACCCTGAAATACCTATTTCTATATATGATTTAGGTTTAATATATAATATAGATATAAAAGAAAATAAAGATGTAAATATTCTTATGACACTAACAACACCACATTGTCCAGTAGCACAGGAATTACCAAAACAAATAGAAGATGCAGTAGCAACATTAGAAGAAGTTAAGAAAGTTAAAGTTGGTATTACTTGGGACCCACCTTGGACACAAGATATGATTTCAGAAAGTGGTAAACTAGAATTAGGATTAATATAAATGACACTACTAGATATAATATGTAAATTAATAGTTAATGGTATGGTTATTTGCGTAGGTGCTTGGTTTATCTATGTAATAGTTATGGCTATATTAAACACATTTGGTTTATTAAATATATAAAAAAGTTCTTGACTTTTATATGTTTATAATGTATAATTACATCATGAGTGCCAATAAAGGACTCATTTTAACTTGCTTAATAAGGAGATAAATATGGTTAATTTTGAAGTAGATACATTCTCAAGACAAGCTATTGGCTTTGATAGATTGTTTGATGTAATGAATAACATAAGAGGGACAGATACAAACTATCCACCTTATGATATTATAAAAGAAGATGAAGAAACTTTTATTATAGAGTTTGCTTTATCAGGATTTAAGAAAGATGATTTAAATATTGTAGTTAAAGAAAATCATTTAACAATAAAAGGTGATTATGTAAGAGGAGATGATATTGAATACTTACATAAGGGTATAGCAAAGAGGTCTTTTACTAGGGACTTTGTTCTACACGATACGTTACACGTTGAAGACGTTACATTCAGCGAGGGTATATTAAGATTAACTCTTAAACAAATGATACCTGAAGAACAAAAACCTAAAAAGATTAAGATTAATTAAGTTAATAGGGGAGTTGAAATATACTCCCCATTTTTTTTGGAGAAAATATGAATAAGTTATTTATTATGCTGACATTATTATGGTTACAAAATATATTTTTTACTAACGTATATGCTTTTGATTCGTTAGGTTATAGATACTATCATGATTTAGATAATGAACATGATGGTTCAAAGTTTAGAGCTTATGCTACTAAAAAGTTTTATAAAAGTAAATTTAAGTTTGCTTATGAAAGAAAAAGAACAGGTCGTGGAGTAGAAGCAGGTACTTGGTTTATTGACCACGAATATAAATTTTAAGGAAATGCATATGCTATTAAAAAAACAAATGGTAAACACAGTTTACGTAGGGTATGACCCTAAAGAATATACTGCTTATGAGGTATTAAAATTTTCATTAGAAAGAATATCCACTAAACCTGTTAGAGTTATACCTTTGAGAAGAGATATACTTACAAAGATAGGTATATATACTAGAAAACATAATAGCA